ACTGTTGGGCATTTTGGCATACAGCCTATTAAAAAAGTCTGCTGTAGCAACAGGGTTAAAATAAATCTTACGTCCACTTGTACCGTTAGTAAAACAATGAGAACAGTTTAAATTACAAGTCTCGGTTGTTTTAATATAGGACATATATTGTGTAGCATTATGTACAGTCATTTATACCCCAAGATAGCATAATGCTTTCATATTTGTTTGTTGCACGATGTAATGTACTTGCAGGAATGTATAAACGTTCTCCCTTATGCAACGTATAATCTCTTTGATTCATTTCTATTGTTTTTACACCATGTGTTACTTGCAACATTAAGTCTACAGGATCACAATGCTCGTCAAAACTAGGACTTCCTTCTTTAGCATAAAATATATGAACAGTGCCTTTATTAAAGTTACACATAGTTTCATATTTTTCTACTTTAATTGTTATATCCTTGTCTAACAATAAGTTATCTATTTTACCTAGATATGAAATATAATCGTCAAATTTTAAATAGTGTTGCAAGCCTTTTCGATCAATATAACTAACCATGTCTTCATTAAAAGCATGCTCGCTTCTAATTAAAGATACAAATTCATCGTACGATAGACTAACACTAGGTAGTAGCATATTAACACCACACATCGAATGGCATGCATATACGCATGTCTTTTACAGTTTCAACATTGTGCCAAACAAAACTAGGAAATATAAACAAATCACCTGCTTCGGGTTTTAATATAATAGGATCAAACATATGTTTTAAATTATTATTATAACCTCTGTTAGCATTACCTCTTGGATCGTGTAATACTAGTTCTCCGCCTACAGGAGGTGTTGCAAGATAAAGTATACCAGTAAACTGACTGCCTAAGTGATTATGTATATGATGTGTAGCACCTTGTCTATAAACATGTACCCACCAGCTAAAAGAATAAGTTCCTTGTTTAGGAAATTCAACCTCTAAAAATTTTTCAACGCAGTCATTAACATAATCATATGCTGGTTTAATTTCAGGATATTCTTCTATATCGGGACGTTCACTATCACTAATACCATCGGGAAATTTTAGAATAATGTCGTTAACAACATTACCTAATAGTTCTTGATTATCCCATTTGAACTGTATTAATTTTGTAGGCCATAAATCTTTAATTATCATTCTGATCCTCGATATATTGTAATACATCGACTGCGGTTAATACTTTAGTTTTTATTGTAGCATTATTTAAAGTATTTCGCAACCCCTGATGTAAGGGTTTAGGCCACACACCAAAATCAACCCAACAATATCCCGAGTGTTCTTCATTTAAAACAGGTATAAACTCTTCATCTACAAAACAAAGATATGTATGAAAATTAAATTTTTCATCATTACTAACAAAAAGCTCTAATGGAATAACTTTAACAAAGTTAGGTAAAGAACCTATTTCTTCTATAATCTCTCGCGTTAGACCTTCCCATGGAGACTCATTTGAGTCATTAGTTCCTCCTACTAATCCCCATTGGCCTATTTGCTTTTGATGTGTCCTTTGTAGCAGCAGGAATCGCTTAGTTTTTAGTGAACAGACGATAGCACCACTGCAAATGATTTTATTACTCATATAAGTAGTTATTTGATTTAGAGGATGATTTGCCAGTTTCCTGGCTCGTAAATGCCTTCCCAGGCTTTAATCCACTGATCTCCGTCCCATTTAAATTGTAGACCACTATTAGGATTAATATTTCTAACATAAATAGGATCACCGGCATACTCGCTTGCATCAAATATAATATGCCACTTGAGACCGTCCCATTCTATAATGTCATTTTCTTCAGCTATAAAGTCACTACCATCTAAATTTTTCCATGCATCAGGACCGTCAACATTGGAAATATCACCTATATTTCCTGTAATTAAGAATCTAACACCTGGACCAACATTTGGTATTGCTCTTTGAGGATCAACAACAGCATTTATATTTCCATCTGTACGTGTAGGACCTGTAAGTAGTGTATTAGTTGGTTGAGTATCTTCATCCCAATTTACTACAAGTTTTCTATCATCTAACGGATTCAGTGTAATGTATCCAACAATAGGTGCGTTTGTATCTGAACGTTTTAAGAATATTTTAGAAAGTCCTGCACGATATTGCCCAGGCATTGCATCAAGTATTCCTTGCCATGAACCTTTTGTTCCATTAGGTGTTGGTACATCTAGTTCTGACTGTGCTTGTAGACCCATAGGATTAACAAGCTCTGAATATGTTCCTATTACAAGTAAATGCCAATCATCTGGATTTAATCCTATATTAGCCTTAAATCCTTGTGGTGCTTCTTGATCCCATCCTGGGAATAGTATCGAGTCACCAGGAATATTAATACCTGTTTCAATAGTGCCGCGTTCTTCATCACCTATACTCATAGTAATTTGAGTTACTACACCTAGTTGTTTTACTTTTACTGGAGGACTAATATAGATGGGTGTACTAAATTGTAGTGTTGCCACATCAATTTCGCTTTCAGTTCCTTGCGGAATACTTCTACTACTCCAAGTTACACCTTCTAAGTTAACAACACTTAAACTAGTCCAATCAACAAAGTTGTCTGTTGTTTGAATTTCTAAACTTGGATTAAACAGCATTAGTATCTGTTCTACAAGTTGTAGCTTTTGATCTGAGTTTGTTGACCATATGTCCGCATTAACAGTAAGTGTATAAGGGCTAGGCATTAGCCTTTCAACTGTATATGAATTACCTTGAGTAGGAAGATATTTTTTATTAACTTCGTCATACTCTCTTTCTCTAATATGAACTTTGTTAACATAACTTGCATCAGCAGTACGAGAACGATCTTGTTCAAGACCAGTTACATACATACCTATTCGTGGAGCACTTGGTATTTTATTTTCTGAGTTATCTCTAATAATACTTGCAACTTGTCGTGTAATGTCTCCATACATTACAGGAACTTGTGTTATTTTTCCACTTCCGTCTTTGTAAGTAAAATGACTCAGCAAACGAAGCATCTGATTTAGATAGCGTCTTACTTGACCGTCATAAAAATGTTCCATTAATTGTCACTCCTTGGACGCAATGCTTCACTTAGGCTTTGACGCTGTTTAACTCTATCATTGTAGAATATAACTTCCCACAAACCTGTTTCGATAATTTCTGTTGGTAAATTTATTTGCATTAAATCTGTAAAACTGCCTTTTGCATATGTGGTTATTAAGCCAGGATTTTCAGCAACTGACAATTCAAGTTTAAAGTTATTAAGTTTAATAAGAACATATGCAGGAGTTGGTGTAATTAACTGTACGTCTGTTTGAATAACAGTGTCGCCCTTTGCCAATGATGCCATGTCTGCGGCAAGTTTATCAATATATGTAAATTCAAGATTGTTAACAAACGACAAGCGTTGTGTTTGTCTTGCACTAGTATTTGTCATATCCATTCTTAGATTATCTCTCATTTTAACCCAACGTGTTCCGTCATAACGGAATAATCTATTAGGTAAAAAGTCTATACGTAAAAAATAATCTCCTTCTGCTTGAGTAGTTGGAAACGCAATACCGCTACCAAATGGAGCACCGTCTGGAGCTTCAGTAGAGCCTAATAAGTAACCACTATAACCATCTTTTCTCGGAGTGTTACGCAATGCATCAACAGTATTTAATGAGTCTGCATTCAGTGTACTATCATCAACAGTTTCTAGTGCAGTGCTGCCGTCTTCGTTAACAGCAAGTGTATAAAGATTTGTAATGTCATATCCTGACTTTGCAGCATCCTTTTCTGCTTCTGCAAGATTTGCATTATTAATTTGCATTTCTGCTTCGTATGTAGACAACAAATCGCGTAAACTGCCCTGCTCAGGAGCATCTTCATTCATTGGTAAATCTAAAATATCTTTAAATTCTTGACTGTCTACTATCTGTTTTAATTTAATTCTATATAAGTGCGGATACCAAGTTGGTGAAAAACCTTCAGCAGCACGGTTAACATCTTCTACAACATAAAAGCGTTTAAGTGCAACTTCGTAATCGTTTGCTGCAAATTCATCCTTTAAATGAGGTAATTCCAATACATCACCAGGCATTATTTTACGACCAAGTGCATCTACGCTACTATTAATATGTATGGTCATAAACACTGTGTCATTTTGTAAAAACAGTCCAAATTGACTTAGGTCAAAGTCAATATCTTGTACATTATAGATACCTCTAATAGTGTAAATATCTTCGTCATACTTACGATCTCTGTTCTCTAAAAACAGTAGATCTTGTATTTGTCTTTCATCTTTCACAGTGGTACCGTCATCGGTGCCGATGTATTTGTGAATGTTTACATCTGTCCCACCAATTTGAAACATTTCGTATATTTGACGGTCTAAAAACTTGTAGTCACGACCTTTTTCTGGTTTGTATAAACTTAGTCTTGGCATAGTACAAGTATTTATTAGAATTGAACTGATAAGATAAATACTTTAAATAAATGTATGCTAGGAATAGGACACTATGGCTCAAGAAATAATCAACACAGGTAGTAGCCCTGACGCAGGTGACGGCGATACACTACGTTCCGCACTTACGAAAACAAATAATAATTTTACCGAACTTTACAGTAAAGTAGGCGGTTTTCCCGAATGGGAGCTTGGTTTACAAGGCCAAGTTTTAATCGTTGGCGTTGACGGAAGCATTGGATGGGGAAGTGCAACTTCATCAAGTACAGATGCCGCAACACTAGCAGGTCAATCACCGGCTTACTATTTAGACTATAATAATTTTGCTAACACACCAACTATCATAACAAGCCTAGCAGCATTAAACGATACAAGTGTAGCAGGAGCAACAAGCGGTCAAGTCCTTTCCTATGATGGTGCTGTATGGACAGCAACCACACCAACCGCAGTAGCACAAGCATTAGATGATTTAACAAACGTAAGTGCAGCCACACCTAGCAACGGCCAAGCACTAGTTTGGAATGGCAGTGCATGGGTTCCTGGTGCAGTAGCAGCAGATATTAGTGCTACAAGCATCAATGCACTAAGCGATGTAGATACAGCAACAGCAGCACCTACTAACGGCCAGGCTCTAGTTTGGGATGGCACAAACTTTGTTCCAGGTACTGTAGCAAGCAGTGGCGGATCAATGGCAACATTAACAGATGTTGATGTAACTGGTGCTGTTACAGGAAGCGTATTAAAATACAATGCAACAAGCAGTGCTTGGGAAGTTGGAACAGATGACAGTGGCAGCGGCGGCATTGCACTAACTGACTTGTCAGCTAACACTGTAGCACCAAGCGGTACTGGTACATTAACATATAATAATACACTAGGTCTGTTTACTTTAACTCCTCCAGACTTATCAAGTTATGCTACAACTGCAAGTTTAGCAACAGTAGCAACAAGCGGTGCATATGCAGACTTAACAGGTACTCCTACACTAGCAACAGTAGCAACTAGCGGATTATACAGTGACCTAACCGGCACACCAACTATTCCTACTAACCTAGCAGATCTTGCAGATGTAAGTGCAACTGCTCCAAGTACAGGTCAAGTACTAAAATGGGACGGTGCTACATGGGCACCAGCTGCTGACGCAACTTCAACAGGTGGCGTAGGTATTGCACTAACAGATATTAGCGGCACAGGTGACATTGACTTTAACCAAGTTACTGGTGTTATTAGTTTTAACAATAGTTCAGGATACATCACAGGCATTGGCTCATTCAGTGTTGGTGCATTAAATGATGTTGACATTACTAGTGTTGCCCCAACAAATGGACAAGCACTTGTATGGAACGGCAATGACTTTGTTCCAGGCAGTGTTGCAGCAGATATTAGTGCTACAAGCATTGATGCATTATCAGATGTTGACACAACTTCAGCAGCACCAAGCAATGGCGAAGCACTAGTATGGAATGGATCTAACTGGGTGCCAGGTGCAGTAGCACCATCTCTAGGAACAACAAGCATTGATGCATTACAAGACGTAGATACAACAAGTACTGCTCCAACAAATGGTCAAGCACTAGTTTGGGATGGCACAAATTTTGTACCAGGTGACGTTGCAAGTGTAGACGGTGTTATTAACTTTACTGTAACAGCAGACGGTACAAATAACTATGTATTCAACGGTGGCGGAACAACTAACTTAACTGATCCAACACTATATCTAACTAGAGGACAGACTTATACCTTTAGCATAAGCACAACAGGTAGTCCGTTCTATATTAAGACATCAGCAACCACAGGAACTACCAATGCATACACTGACGGTGTAACTGGTAATGGAACTGACAGCGGAACTATTACATTTACTGTTCCACAAGATGCACCAGATACACTATATTACATAAGTCAATTCTATCCAGGAATGACTGGCACCATTTATATTCTAGACAAGTTTACACAAGCTGACTGGAACATAATGTTTAGTACTAAGACTACTGACGATTTGTCAGAAGGACTTATTAACAAATGGTATACAGACGAGCGTGTAGACGATCGTGTTAGCACACTTGTAAATGCAGGTACAGGTATTAACCTTACATATGATGATGTAGCAAACACACTAACAATTGAAGCAACAGGTGGTGGTACAGGAGGTTCTACAACATTCTTAGGACTAACAGATACACCAAGCTCATTTGCAGGGTTCAGCAACAAATTCCTTGCTGTAAACGCAACAGGCGATGCTGTAGAATTTGCAGATATTTCAACTGCAATTTGGGGTAGTGATGTTAAAGGTTCTGTATTTGGCGATGACTCAACAATACTTGTTGATGCAATATCAAACAAAATTTTAGGCGATGTTTCCAACAGTGAAACACTTACCGATACAATTGGATCGTCAAGTGGCACAACTATTAATGTTAACAACAATACACAATTACTATTTGGAGCAGGTGGATCAATAAGAGGTGGTCCACTAGCAACACTTGGTGCAACAAGAATTGAAGGAACAAGCCTCCAATTCTATAGTTCACTACCAATGCTTGTTAGAGCAGATCCTACAAGTCCAAGTCAAAACTTGAGCTTTGAAGGTTTCTTTACTGGTAGTTTGAACGGTAGCGTTAACGGTACATTGAGTGGTGATGTTACAAGTACAAACACTTCATCATTTAACAATCTATCAGTTAGCGGTAACTTTACATCAAGTGGCACTATCGAATCAACACTGACAGGTAACTATATTTTAGGTGGACTAAATGCTTATCATGTTGAAAATGAATATGGCGATGTTATTATTAACGAGTTTGGCGAAGTACAAAATCTAAATGGTCAATCACCAAGTTACTTCTTAGATTATACAAACTTTACAAACACACCAACAGTACCAACTGTAACTGACGAAATTTCAGAAGCACAAGGTGCAACTAATTTGTACCATACAGCAGCAAGAGCAAGAGCTTCGTTGAGTGCAGGTACAGGTGTAATTTATAACAGTACAACTGGTGTAATTGCTGTTGGACAAGATGTTGCAACAAATGCAAGTCCAACATTCCTTAACTTAACTGTTAGCGGAAACTTAACTGTACAAGGTACAACTACAACTATTGACACACAACAGTTATTAGTTGAAGATAACATTATTACACTTAACTCAAATGTTACAACTGGCACACCATCATTAAATTCTGGTATTGAAGTACGCAGAGGAGACGACGGTGTTAAACAATTTGTATGGGATGAAGCAGTTGACAAATGGTCATTTGGTTCTGACACTGTAGTTGCATCAACATTTGAAGGTAACTTAAACGGTAGTATTACAAGTCCAAGTGCAACAATTGAATTAACAAGTTCAACTAACAAAATTAGAAGTTATTATGCAACAACAGCAGACCTACCAAGTGCAACAACTTATGCAGGTATGTTTGCAGTAGTACAAGCAGATGGCGAAGCATATGTTGCAGTTGGTGGTTCTTGGCAGCAATTAATTAGAATTGGCGGCGGCCTAACAACTGACGGAGTAGCAGAAGGAAACAATAACCTTTATTGGACTGAAGCAAGAGGCGATGCCAACTTTACTTCTAATTTACTAGCAATATCAACAGATAACTTAGCAGAAGGTAATTCAAACAGATACTATCAAACAACTTACTTTAACCAAGACTTTGATTATAGATTAAGCAACTTACTATCAAGTGATATTGCTGAAGGTACAAGTAACTTGTATTGGACTGAAACTAGATTTGACAACAGTTTAAGTTTAAAAACAACAGACGATCTAGCAGAAGGTATTGCTAACTACTATTTCACAAACGCAAGGTTTAATACTGAGTTTGGACTTAAAACTATCGATGATCTAAGTGGAGTCACACTAGGTGCACCAGCAGTAGGCGATGTACTGCAATGGAACGGCACGGAATGGACTAACGGAAGTACATTTGCTACACTAGCAGGCGACTTGAAAGGTTCTGTATTTGCAGACGATTCAAGCGTAATGGTTGATGGTCTAACTGGTGAAATCAAAGGTCGTATTGCTAACGATGATGTTACAATACAAAAACAAGGTAGTGCAGTATTCTTTACTCCAGCTACACTAAGTGACGGATTTAGATTTACTATAGGTGCTACTGAGCAATTCTACGTTGACGGTAATACATCACTTGCAGGTACAGTAGATATATTTGACACTGTTAATACTAGAACTGGTGTAAACTTTATTCCAGAGTTTGATCTAGACGGCGACATCGGTAGTGCTACATTTAGATATGCTAATCTATATGTTGGCGATATTGTTTCTAACAATATTAGAGGTGACATAACTGGTTCAGTATTTGCACAAGACAGTACACAAATTATTAATGATATTGATGGTACTGTTGTTGGTGATGTTGTTAACGCAAACGTTACTACAAATGTTGTTAAAACAGGAAAACTATCTAGAGGCTGGACAGAACTGATAACTAATGTTACAGCTGAAGCAGGTAGTGCTTATATTGTTGATACTAGTGTTACAGGAGGTGTAACAATCACCCTTCCTGCTGTAGCAGAACTAGGTGACGAAATAAGAGTAATAGATGGATTTGGAACAGCAAGTCTATTTAATATTACCATAGCAAGAAATGGGCACAATATACAAGGCAGAGCCGATAACCTAGTTATTCAAACAGATCGTGCTGCTTTTGGACTTGTTTACTATAACGCAGAACAGGGTTGGATACTAACGGAGAATTAATATAATGTTTTTAGCAGAAATAAGAAACGCAGCAAGTAAAACAAAAACAGTTGAAGACTCTTACGCAGCAGGTAATGGTGATACTATTATTGTTGACTCTGCTGTAAGAGCAGGCAATGATACACTAAATGATTACTTACCAGGATTTGCTGTAACACTAGCTGCAACACCAGCAGATGGAGATACAGTAAGAATTATAGTAAAAGGCTACGGACATCTTACTAACGCAGTGAGTGTAAGAGCAAGTCATCCTATTGACTTTAGAACTACTGGTGTAGTTCCAGATGGTACATATGTTAACACATTCTTAGGCGATAACAAAACGTTAGTATTAGATGATAAAAATTTAGAAACATTATTTGTGTATGATGGCACAAATTCTCGTTGGGACACTAATACTTCTAGTGCAGGTACTAACTTAAATTACCGTAGACTACGTCCTAGTGAAACAGAAATGGCTGCTAACAACGTACAATTAGTAACTTGCGATTATCAACCAGCAATGTGGGATAATCCATACAACTATGATACAGTTAACGTAGCACAAGAAGCAGTGTATGGTTGGAGTGGTCCAACAGCATGTTCAAACTACTTAGGATTTATAGAAAACCGTTACGGTCCATTTAGTACATTTGGTGATGGTGCAGACTATCCAAGCACAGGCACATATGTACAAGGTGATGCACAGTGGTTAGATCATTGCTATGATGCTGCAAGACCTGCAAACACTGTAACACACGCAACACAAGCATCGAGCAATGTTACAGACTTTGGTTGGTATATTGGTACTAATGGTACTGGTGCAGCTGATTGTGCTGCATTAAATGCCGCAGTAACTTATGGTACAAGTATTGGGAATTTTGTACTAGGTTTCCGTGCTTGGTTAAACCATATTGGCGAAGGTGCATTGCAAGCAACAGATGCTTCAATTAGTTATAACACACAAGATATATTTCCAGATCCACTTGCAAACGAAGGGTATGCATCAACATTGATGGAAAACTTTGACACTAACTTCCAAACTGTTAGAGATGAAATTGCAAACAATCGTCCTTTCTTTGCATGTTTTAGACATTGGAACATTACAGAAAAAACTACTCCTGCAAATAAACTTGCTCCTGAAACAGTAGGCGGAGCAAGCCTATGTAAGAGCTTACCTATTAAATTTTACGATTGGGGTACACTTACAACATCAGGACCTAACAACGAAAACTATTATGTAGGTGGAGCAGATGACTTTGAAGACAGTGTTGGTCACTGGGCACTTGTAGTTGGCTATATTGAAACTGGTGCAGGTTATGCAACTAATGCAAACTACACTATACACCCACATATTTCTCCGTCAAGTAAATATTTGATTGTTGTTGACGAACTATATTCAGCTCACAGCGATGTAACACCAAATGGAATTTCAACACTTAATGGTATTGATCAAAGACATCTAAAAGCAATTCCAATTATTGAAAACGGAGTGACTACAAACAGAGCAAACTTATTAGCAACATTCTGTGTGCAAATAACTAATGCTACATTTGCAGCGTAAGGATTGATTTATGGCAAACTTAACCGAAGAAAAAAGTAAAATATTTGACTATGTAGACGCTATGCTTGGCGGAGGCATGGTTGATGTTGAACTTGATCCAAGGCATTATGAAATTGCACTAGAAAAAGCTCTAACTAGATATAGACAGCGTTCAGATCATGCAGTAGAAGAAAGTTATAGTTTTTTAACTTTGGTTACAGATCAAAACGTATATACATTGCCAGACGAAGTAATTGAAGTTCGCAAAATGTATAGACGTTCAATTGGATCACGCAGTGGCGGCGGTGATGGCGGCACATTGTTTGAACCATTCAACCTTGCATACACAAATACATATCTACTAAGTTCAAGTTCAATTGGCGGCTTATTAACATACGAACTATTTTCAGGTTATCAAGAACTTGTAGGACGTATGTTTGGTAGTTTTATTGAATTTAAGTATAACAACAATAACAAACAACTTACAATATTACAACGTCCAAGAACCGAAGAAGAAGTACTAGTATACACATACAATTATAAACCAGACATTTCACTATTAACTGATACATATGCAAAGCAGTGGCTTAAAGATTATACACTTGCTGCTTGTAAATTTATGCTAGGCGAAGCACGTTCAAAGTTTGCTACTATTGCAGGTCCACAAGGTGGATCAACACTTAACGGTGATGCACTTAAAGCAGAAGCAACTGCTGAAATGGAAAAACTTGAAGAAGAAGTTAAAATGAACATTGCTGGCGGTAACGGCTACGGGTTTATTATTGGCTAATGTCAGAGGCTGAATACAAAGAAGCCCACAGGCTTTTTTGGATTGTTAAAGGCCACCTCAACGCTCCAGAAAGAACAATATTAGAATGTGCAGACGGATATTTTAAACGTCTTTGGGGCAATCACGAAAATTGTGTTCACGAAGAAGGTTTTGAAGAAGCATATAAAAAAATGCTTGACAAGCGTTCTAGTTGAACATATAATACACAGTATAGTTAAGGAGATTATCTACTGTGTTGCCCAAATTATTAGTAGTAGGCCATGGTCGTCATGGCAAAGATACTGTCTGTGAAATGTTAGAAAAGTATGGATATACTTTTCAATCAAGTTCTAAGTTCTGTTCAGAACTGTTTATATTCAATGATTTAAAAGACAAGTACGGCTACTCTAACGAAGAAGAGTGCTACGCAGATAGGCACAATCATCGTACAGAATGGTATAATATGATTCATGACTATTGTAAAGATGATCTAGCACGACTTGGTCGCAATTTGTTTGCTCAAAATCAAATATACTGCGGCTTGCGTAACAAGCGTGAATTCTTTGCTATGCAAAACGAAGAAATATTTGACTATGCAATTTGGGTAGATCGTTCAGATCATTTGCCTAAAGAAGATCCTAGTTCAATGAGCATTGAACAATGGATGTGTGATTACACTATTGACAACAACGGCGATTTAAAAAGATTAGAAAGAAATGTTAGCACACTGATGCGAACTATTTTTAGAAGTCGGGGACTAGGTCACCTTGTTTCCAACGTACACCGTCCTTTTGAAGAATTCTCTGACAGTTAGCACAAATAGTTTTTAAGTTTGTTGGTCTACAGTTTTGTAGATTGCCATCTATATGATATACATTAAACTGTTCAGTGTGTTTGCTTTTATAACCACACTTCTCGCACACAGTTTTCATTTCATATCCAAGTTGTTGCCACAGAGGAACTCCTCGTGGCCCTCCATACCTTGCACAACTTTCACATTTTGACCTATAATAGATCTTATTACCTTTTCGATAGTTAATTGCAGAAGGTTTCTTATTACAACTCTTGCATAATGGTCTCATATTGTATTTAGCTGCCCTTTATGGTACCTTTTTGGAGTGGTTTAACAGTGGGTTTTGATACAAAAGTGCTAAATAATATAAAGTAACAAACGCTCATAGGAGAAAATTAAAATGGCTTTAGAATCACCAGGCGTACAGGTTAGCGTAATTGACGAGAGTTTTTATACTCCCGCTGAACCAGGTACAACACCACTTATAATTGTTGCGTCCGGTCAGGACAAAACAAACAGTTCAAATACTGGCATTGCAGCGGGTACAACCAAAGCAAATGCTGGAGAAGTATTTACAATTACTTCACAAAGAGAACTTGCAGAAACATTTGGCGACCCAACTTTTATTACTGATGCAAGCGGTGCAGCAGTACACGGCGGCGAACAAAATGAATATGGTCTGCAAGCAGCATACAGTTTCTTAGGTGTAGCTAACAGAGCTTACATCGTACGTGCAGACGTAAACCTAACTGAATTAACTGCAACTGCTGAAGAACCAGCAGCTGATCCGGAAGCAGGAACATATTGGTTAGACACTTCAGCAACAAGCTGGGGTATCTTTGAATGGAACAATGCTCCTGCTACATTATCAGGAGGACAGAAGTTTAAAGAAATTACACCAAGAGTAATTACAAGTGATTCCGAAATGGATAACACTGCACCTAAAGCAGGTATTGGTACAATTGGCGAATATGCAGTAACAGCTACAACACTATATCCAATCAAGCGTATGTGGTATAAATCAGCCGCTAACGCAGGTACTTGGGTAGAAGTAGGTTCAAATGCATGGTCTATGGCTTGGCCAACCGTAGTCGGCACAAAATCATCTCCAACAGTAGAGTCCGGTGATACTCTAATTATTAATGGAGTAAACGGTGCAGCAAATTTAAGCATTACTGCAACAGTTGGTGGTACAGGAACACAAGCACTATCAACACTTGTTACAGAAGTAAACAGTCAAATTGCAGCAGCTGGTAAGTCGAGCGTTATATCAGCAGCAGTAGTAAATGGTAAGTTTGAACTTTATGTAAGCAATGCACTAGATAACACTGGTACAGCAACAGCAACAGCAAGTGGTATTACACTAAGTGGTACACTTGTAGCAGCTGACGCAGCTAACAGTGCAATTGGTGTTGCTTCAGGAACTTATTTTCCACCAGCACTACAAATGACACCACATACACAAGTTCCAGAATGGAAAGACAACGGCGTTGACGTTAACAAACCAACTGGTAGTGTTTGGGTTAAAACAACTGATCCAAACGGTGGTGCAAAATGGCGTATTAAAATTTGGAACGATGCAACAAAACTATTTGACGAGCAGTCAGCTCCATTGTATCCAACAAACCACGATGCAATTTATAACTTAGACAGAGCAGCAGGTGGTGCAAACCTAGGCGTTGGTACACTATATGTACAAACTAACGCAGGTGAAACACTAGGTGCTGATGCTACTCCTGCACTAGCAACATTTAAAATCTTCCGTAGAGAAGTACTAGGTGCAGTAAGCATTAAATCAACAATTATTGCTAACAGTACATTTACTAACGGTGTTGTATATGATTACACACTAAGTGAAACAAGACCAAACAGTTCAGTGCTACATTCTAAAGTAGGTAGCTTTACTGGCTCAGGTGATGCAACAACAAGTGCAGAGCGTTTTGCAGCATCCATTAACTCACTAGGACTACTACACGTTTCAGCAAGCATTGATAATAGCAACAGAGTTGTAATTACACATGCAACTGGTGGTGATTTCCGTATTGGAGACGGTGCTAACCTTCCATTCAGCACAGCAGGCTTTAGTGCTTTTGTAAGTGCAGGGGTTGGTACTACTAACCTTTATGGTGCACCAGGCGGCGACGATGTACATAACCTTGTAGCAAGTGGATGGAAATATCTTGCACCACAATCAACTCCAGACAATCCAACAAGCCTAACAGCAGACGGTGCTCTATGGTACAATTCAATTGTTGACGAAGTTGACATTATGATTCATGACGGTACTAACTGGAGAGGATACAAAGAAGTTAATCCTTCATATCCAGGCCCAATCATTAGTGCTACACAGCCATTTGTAAGACAAGATGGTACATCAGCACTAGAATCAGGCGATATTTGGATTAGCACAGCAGACTTAGAAAACTACCCACAAGTATATCGTTATACTCAAGCAGGTACTTGGTTCTTACTAGATAACACAGACCAAACAACTGAAGACGGTATCCTATTTGCTGATGCACGTTGGGGCGTATCAGGTGGTAATTCAACAGGATTAGATCAAGCATCAATTGAAGAGCTACTACTAAGCAGCTACTTAGATCACGATGCTCCAGATCCAGCACTTTACCCACGTGGTATGCTACTATGGAACACACGTAGAAGCGGATTTAACGTAAAAGAATTCCGTCGTAACTATGTTCCACTAACAGAAGAAAATCAACGCGGTACAGATGACGGTAGTTCAATGAGTAACTACTATCCACATCGTTGGGTAACAGTTTCAACAAACAACGAAGACGGTTCAGGTGCGTTTGGACGTAAAGCACAGCGTAAAGTTGTTGTAAGAGCACTACAAGCTCTAGTTAACAGCAACGAACGTATGCGTGATGAAGAAGGTCTAAACTACAACCTAATTTCTTGCCCAGGTTACCCAGAGCTAATTGGCGAAATGGTTTCACTAAACGTAGACAGAGGCTTAACAGCATTTGTTGTTGGTGACACTCCATTTAGACTTAACTCAAGTGGTACATCACTAAACAACTGGGGTAACAACGTAGAAGGTGCATTTGAAGACAGTGACTCAGGTCTTGTTACTTCAGATGAATACCTAGGTGTTTACTACCCAAGTGGTATTACAAGTGATAACTTTGGTAACAATATTGTTGTTCCAGCTTCACATATGATGCTAAGAACTATTGCACTAAGTGACCAAGTTGCTTATCCATGGTTTGCACCAGCAGGTACAAGACGTGGTGGCGTAACTAATGCAAGTGCAGTTGGTTATGTAGATGCTGAAGGCGAATTTAGAACAATCGCTCTAAACGAAGGTCAGCGTAATGTTCTATACAATGTAAATGTTAACCCAGTTACATTTATTACAGGTAGCGGTGTTGTATGTATGGGTCAAAAGACTCGTGCAAGAAATGCTTCTGCACTAGATAGAATTAACGTTGCAAGACTTGTTGTATACTTACGTAGACAGCTAAATGCTCTTGCTAAGCCTTATATCTTTGAACCAAACGATAAGATCACACGTGATGAGATCAAACAACAGGTTGAGAGTTTGATGCTTGAACTAGTTGGACAAAGAGCACTATATGACTTCTTAGTTGTATGTGACGAGTCAAACAACACACCAAGCAGAATTGACCGTAACCAGCTTTTTGTAGATATTGCTATTGAACCAGTAAAAGCAGTAGAATTTATTTACATTCCGCTACGTTTGAAAAATACCGGTGAAATTGCGAGCTTAGGATAAGATAAATACTTATAAGAAAACAGGAGCAAATTTAAATGGCTATATCAACTCTTTCAAAATTTACAGTACCTTTGGCTAGCAGTGATTCTGCTAGTAACCAAGGTCTGCTCATGCCAAAGCTACAGTATCGCTTCCGCCTTACTTTAGAAAACTTTGGCGTGTCAACACCAACAACAGAATTAACAAAACAAGTTGTAGACGTAACTCGTCCAACTGTTGGTTTTGAACAAATGACACTTGATGTTTACAACTCACGTGTTTACCTAGCAGGTAAGCATAGTTGGGAACCAATCACAATTAACTTGCGTGAAGATGTAAACAACAACGTTCAAAAACTAGTTGGCGAACAACTACAGAAACAATTTGACTTCTACGAGCAGTCAAGTGCAGCATCAGGTATTGATTACAAGTTCACAACACGTATTGAAATACTAGATGGTGGTAACGGTGCAAATGTTCCACAAGTATTAGAAACATTTGAACTATATGGTTGCTACGTTGAAAACGCAAACTACAACCAGCTAAGTTACTCAGCTAACGAACCAGTAACAGTTACACTTGCTGTACGTTACGACAACGCAATCCAGTCACCACAAGGTACTGGTATTGGTTCAACTGTCGGACGTTCACTAGGTACACTAGTAACTGGCGGCGGCGTCTAAGAAATAGAAAAGAGTTGATGTATTCAAGGGGATCTTTATGGTCCCCTTTTTTCTATTTTATACCCATATAATATAAAGGATAAATATTATTATGGCAAATAAACTTAACGGATTTCTTGACAATGTTTTAGGTGGTGTTCTTAACCCAAAAGGTAATCTTGGGGATTTTCAACACGCAGCTAGACTCTTTACAGACGACTATTTCCGTCTGGCTCCAAAAACTAAATTCCTATATCATGTTGTATTCAACATTAATCCGGCTGTTAAAACACTTGGTGCAGGATACGATAAAGTAGAACTTAACATGCTTGTTAAGAGTGCTGAACTACCCAAGTTTAATATGGAAACAAGTGTAGTTAACCAGTACAATAGAAAAAGAATTGTAACTACTAAAATCAATTACGATCCTGTCAACATAGCATTTCATGATGATAACAATAACACAACAACAGACATGTGGAAAGCATACTACAAATACATGTTTGCTGATGGAAACTATCAAGGTGTAGGATTTAGTGAAGATACATCAGGTAATCCGCAAGGATTTAACAGTGCATTTAGTTTAAATCCGTTTGAACAATATACTGGTGCATATGGTTTAGACTATAATAATGCAGGAAGCAAAAAACGTTTCTTTACAAGTATTCAAATAAGTCAACTGTCAAGACATAGACACTTTACCTATACTTTGATTAATCCTGTAATTAACAGCTGGAGTCATTCAGATGTTAATTCAAGTGCAGGTGGTGAAACAGCTGAAAGCCAAATGTCAGTATCATATGAAGCAGTGCTTTATCATAATCCAGGTACAGTTAAACCAGATACTCCTGCAGGTTTTGCCGAAAGACACTATGACAAACAGTTTAGTCCAATTACTCCAGCTGGCGGTGGCAGTGCTACATTATTTGGTGCTGGAGGCGTAGTTGAAGGCGTTGCAAATATTTTTGATCTAATTGGCACTGGCAGAGCGTTTACGTCTGTAGGTGGATTTATAGAAGCAGTTGTTACAGGTGCTAATACTGTAAAAAACTTTAAACAGTTAAATAGTTCGGGTGTTAGATCAGAAGCAGCAGGAATATTAACAAGAGGCTTAGAAACAAATGTTAGTGTATCAGGATTAACTGATACAACCTTCCCTACAGCATCTATAGAAGCTCCAATTGAAGCGACTGTTAATACTAACCTATCAGCAAACAGCGGTTCTACTGTAGGCAATAATGTATCGGAACAAGTACTTGCTATTACATCAAGCATTAAAAAATTAGACGACTTTACTGTCTCAACAGTTTATAAAACCGAATATATAAATGAATATGGTGTTGCTGACATAAATCTTATTAAAGCATCATATGATGCACTAAGTGAAAACTCTAAACAAACATTTAGAGATATTGCTGTACAAACTATAAAACAAGAGTTGAGATCAAGATGACAGTTAAAACTAACCTAGAAACAAATCCAACAGTACACACAGAAACAAAAACATTTTTTAACAGATACTATACTGCTGAATTATCTTATCCAGCAGCTGAAATTGATGCTGTAGTTAACTTCTTTACTAAGCGTGGATTTGATTTAAAGCCAGCAGTAAGTGTTGCTACTGTTATATTACAACAAGCTAAATTAGAAAACGTTCCCGTATTTGAAGTGCTAGATACACTTAAAGGTCTTGAAGATGTACAAATAAGTGCAGTAGTTGCAGAAGTTGTTAATTTGAACAGACCCGTAACTAGCGTTATTGGTAATAGAAATATTACTAATGAAATAAAAAGTCTAGATAGCAGAAACATACTGCTATAACGGAGATGTTATGTCTAGGTTCGCCCAAGGAAAATACACACTGAAGAACCCAGAGAAATATGCAGGAGGTAGAACTCCTACTTATAGATCAAGTTGGGAATGGGCAATGATGCGTTTTTGCGATGAAAACCCAAATGTAAAACAATGGGCAAGTGAATCGATTAAAATTCCGTATAGACATCCACTAACTGGAAAATATACAATATATGTTCCAGATTTTTTTATTGCATACAGTGATAGGAACGGAAAACAACGTGTTGAACTTGTAGAAGTAAAACCTGAAAATCACACAGACAGAAGAAAACTTGGAAGATCAAAAGCAAACCAAGCACACTGGGTCGTAAACCAAGCCAAGTGGGAAGCAGCAAGAGCTTGGTGTAAACAACATAACATATATTTTCGTGTTATTACCGAACAAGATATTTTCCACAACGGCAAAAGACGATAAATAATAATAGCATATAATGGTATAATACAATGACTAAAAAACTAGAAGAACTATTAAATTTACCAGAAAATCAAGAAGATGCTTCTGTGCCACCTCCAGCAGTAAAAGAGGATATAGAAGAAACATTTCGTGATATTGCTGAGTTTGATAAAATTGCAGCAGCATTGCCTAGTGTAAAAGGATTAGGCGAAAAAGCAGATTCAGAACTTGACGACATTGCTCAACGTGCATTACAAACATATGAAGATTTAATGGATCTAGGTATGAACGTTGAAAGTCGTTATAGTGGTAGAGTTTTTGAAGTTGCAGGTAATATGCTAAAGACTAGTTTAGATGCAAAAACTGCTAAATTAGATAAAAAATTAAAAATGATCGAATTACAACTCAAAAAACAAAAATTAGATCAAGACGAAAGTTCCGACGGAGACTCAATAATTGGGCAAGGAACAGTCGTAACAGACCGTAATAGTTTAATGGAGAAACTACGTAATATTGATAAATAACATTATATAGTTGGGAACGAATAGAATGAAAAAGTTTACAGATTTTCTTACAGAGTCAAAAAAGACTTATACATTTAAGGTAAGAGTT